TAAAGCGTAAAGTGAAATGTAATTACAAATACGGGCTAGTGTTTTCATGTTATGCTTTAGTTAAATACTAGTTTAGGTTGACTGTCAATACCATATTTTAAGCCTTTGTCCCGATCTGTCCCGATTATGTTGACAGAGATCTTTTAGTAGATTTCAGAGGGAAAAAGGCTTATTTCTGTCCTATTGTCCTTATGTCCTATATATATTTAATAGATAATAAAGTATAAAAATATATAATATATATACAGTAGAAAAACTTTTTAAAAATAGAGGCCTTTAGGGCATCGGGACAGACTAGCCAGCCCTTTATGGTATAATTGACGATATATGACGATATATGACGATATATACCCTAAAACTGTATTTAGGTATATACTAATACCCTTATAAACTTCGTAACATTGTATACAATATACAACCTATCAGTATTACAGGTACTCAGACATTGTAAGTTTAAAGCGGATACAGTATTCAATAACTAACTACACGTCTGTTCGCCGTATCCGCTATAAAACTACAAAACCGCATCGCGTATTGGCTTTTTAACTACAACGCACAATAAACATTATGTTAAATATTGACACCACTACCCTACCCTATCGCTTAATAGGTCTGTAAAAAAGGATTGTTATTTTTGACGACACCCTAGTGTATGTATAATATTATCAACAATATACGTTAGTCAACGTACCCCCTCACCCCTTCAATCCCACACCCCTAGTCCCCCAAAATTTTGCGTAAAATTCAGAGGTAGTCAACCTAACTACCCTACCTCCCGCACTCCCCCTTGGCAAAAATCGCTACAATTTATCAAGTTTGTCAACATATACCCTTGACACCCCCTACCCTACCCTACTTAATCCATGGTATGCCTAAATTGATAGAGGATGAATTTACCCATTTACCCCTTTCTAGACAAAGGAAGTACCAGTTGCGGAAGCAAAAATTTAATTGCTGCCGTACCTGCGGTAAACCTATTGATATTTTATTTAGCCCCCAGTACTGCCCTATTCATTATGAAGCTCATAAGGTTTTTGCTAGAACCTCTAAACAGAAAAAGGCTAAGATTAAACGCGAAAAAGCTCAAAAGCGTGAGATGAGGCAACTGGCTAAAGATTTAATCGGATGAACTCAAATAATCATTTACGCGCAGCGGCATTTATAGTCATGGTATCCATAGTTTATATTTGCTATGCCCTGTATTACCTCAAATGACCGCTAAAGAAATACAAGAAGTTAAGCTACTTAGAAAGATCCGCTCTTGGTTAATTGAACACCCGGGGGCTACTGTTACCCAAATACACAACATTTTTCATTACGATGTAACCCCACTCTACGAGATGGGACTTGCAAAATACAAGAAAGACAAAGATGGAATCACAAGATGGTACGTCAACGCCTCAAATTCTAAACCGTGGAACTGTTTCACCAGAGCAAAAAAGAGCAACGCTAAACATGGCGAGTAAAGACCTTCCACGCACGAGAGCTTTATTTGATACCGCGATTAGTCCGACAAAGTTAATAGCTATAGCCCGCGTACATTCAAGTAGGGCGGTAGAAGTGTTAGCTGAGATCATGGAAGATGATGTGCAACCACCCGCGGTTCGTATAAAAGCAGCTGAGTTGTTACTGGAAAGAGGCTATGGTAAAACGGCACAAGCAGTGCTCGTATCCACAAACGATGGTAATAACCTTGTTGGCCCTCATTCGCTATCGATTGCTGAAAAGATAGCAGCTTTAAAGGAAGCATCGCAAAAAAGTAAAGACGCTCCTATTGACTTGGAGCCGAGTGCTGCGATAGAAATTTCAAGTGAAGTAATTGAAGAAGACCCAATAGGATAAAAATGAACCCATACGCAATCTGGATACCAAGCAACACAGGCCGACACTTAAAAACATTTGCTACACTTGATGAAGCGCATTTGTTCATCATCAAGTTTGGTGGTGGGCTTGAAGTGATACCGAACACGTTTGAAAACTTTTGATGAAAAACGCTGATCAGTTCATCGGCTTTTGGGAGTATTTCCGTGATGTGTTTGTACCACTAAACAATCTGGAGCTTCCGCTTAAACCTTTACACAAAGGAGCTGCGGAGCTTTTGGAAAAAGCGGTACTTGGAGAACTAAATAAGAGTTTTATTATTGTTAACATTCCCCCGCGCGTAGGTAAAACTAAACTACTCGAGGCTTTATCGACTTGGACATTAGCATTTTTCCCCGATGCACAGATAATTTATACCTGCTATTCAAATGAACTCGCGACAACGTCAGTTAGATACATTCAACAAGTTATCGATTCTCCATGGTACAAGGAACTATTTCCAACTGCTCTTGGAAAAATCAGGCAATCTGACCATTTTACAACAACGTCTGGTGGTAAGGTCTATGGTGACGGCGTTGGTGGTTCTCTTACCGGACTGGGAGCTGGACTCAAGCGAAGAGCCGGAGGATTTATCGTCATTGATGACCCTGCTAAACCAGATGAAGCTCTTTCTCGAGTCGAAGGAGAAAAGCTCAGATTCTGGTTCGAAAACACGCTCAAAAGCCGCCGTAACTCGTCACAGTTCACGCCGATCATAATTTGTGCGCAGAGACTGGCTACGGATGATTTGCCGGGGTTCGTAATGGAAAACTACCCGAATGACTGCGAGATTATCCGCTTTCCTGCCCTAGTTGATGGTGAAAGCCAGATCCCCGAGACAATATCGACAAAAGACTTACTTGATACGCAGAGAGTAAATCCTTTCGCGTTCGCTGCTCAATACCAGCAAGAGCCTACCATCATGGGTGGTAACTTAATTAAACTGGCTGATTTCAAATATTACGATCAAACCGATCTGCCTAAGATAGAACTTAAGATAATGACTATCGATACGGCGTTAAAGTCAAAAGAAGCAAATAATCACTCGGTTGCACAGGTCTGGGGCAGATCGCAGCACAGGGCGTTTCTTATAGATCAAATTCGTGGAAAGTGGTCGCCGAACGATATGTTAGTTGCCGTGAGACGATTATACGAGAAACACAACAGATCTGGTAGTCCGATGAGCTATGTGGCAGTGGAAGAAGCTGCAGCGGGTTATAATCTGATGATTGAACTTCGTAAGCGTGGCATACCCGCGAAAGGTATTATTCGCATAAAGGATAAAGTAAGCCGTGTTAAGATGGCTTTACCCTATCAGCAGACAGGTATGGTGTATTTACCTAGACAAGCGAGCTGGTTATCGGCTTTTGAGATAGAACTTGCTCAATTCCGCGAAGATGGCAAATCCAGTCAAGATGACCAAGTGGACTGTTTTTCTGATGGAGTAAGTCTTTTACTTGGTAAAGCTACTTCAATCTTGCAAGTTTTGGGTCAGAAGAAGAGGAAATAGCTATGGATGATGTTCTCCCCTTCAGTATTTCGGATGTGGTGTTTAGAAAGATATCCGATGAGCCGGGAATCATAATTGGTGTCATTTACCGCGGGAAACCGCCGAATCAGGTAATGCTTTACCAAGTCACATGGCAGGACAACCATACCGAGGATCATTACGCTTTTGAACTACAAAAGGAAAAACCCGGCTTTGATATGGTTAGAGCCATTGATGACTAATCTGTATTGACATCTTACCTACAGGTCTTCAACGCCTTTAATGAGGGGCGGTGTCACGCGGACACAGGTGCACGGCGCATCGGGGAAACGGCTGGTATCCAATCCAACTCCCTCTTTATACTTTGGGAACCATTTCGGTGATTCCAAACTTAGTTTTGCCCTCGGGTAAGAAGAATTGCAGGATACCAGTAGTTTTTATGTGGTCTAGCTGTATTTGCGAGTCGGCGTAGATCTTATACCCTACTTCACGGCAAATTTTACAAAAGTAAAAATCTTCGCTATATCTGCGTCCACCTAGAGTTCCCATCCAGAAAAACTCGGTAGCGGTCTCTCCGCGGAAACCTACGTCCTCTATGGTGAAATTCTGGCATAATCCGCTCACGGCAAGTGTATTTATCACTTCTGAGTCTATGCACATAAAACCTGTGCAAAGTTCCACAACTTCCCAAAGTTCGGGAAATTCCTTAGACCAGCGTAGCCAACCGTTATAAGACCAGCTTAAAGTCTTGCCTAAGCGTGGATAAAGCCCGCCTACGATACCTACAGGGTATTGAACTACCCTAAGTATGTCATCGGCAGTAAATTTTACATCTGAGTCAATAAAAAGGAGTTTGCCACAGTCGGAGTGGCGAGTGCGCCACGCATGAATCAATAAATTGCGGGCATGGGCTACATCGCATCCCCCCATTGGTACTATGACAAACTCAAAGTCTTGCAGTCCTGACGCTATGAGGGACATAAGAGACATACTTGTCTCCCATCTGGTAGAGCCGTCCCCTATCGCCATACCGATCATTATACGCTTTTTACTTGGAGTATTTGTTTGCATGATACATTTAATGCTTGAAAGACTTATATCCATACGTCAAGAGATTTTGAATACATGACACCCGCGAGCAAAAGGGTAAACGGTTTGAATGAACTTTTAGAAGGTATCTTCGCCGGCGACCCCACAGGACAACAAACCATTTCCCTGCCATTCACCCTTGCAGAGAGTAGCTCCTACACGCCTTTAACGCTCAATCGTATCTTACTTTCTTACTCATTTATGAGTATCGGTCTAATTCAGACCGTGATTAAGCAACCAGTTGAAGACGCGTTTCGTGGTGGTATTGAGATTATTTCGGATGAACTCGATGAAAAAGAGATCGATTTAATCCAAAACATGATTAAGCGGACTCGCACCCGCAGTATTAAGTTTAAACGTCCAATTAATCCAAATGCTGCAATTCACCGCGGGGTGTCCGATATTGCAACAGCAATGAATGTTTTAGACTGGAGCCGTCTTTATGGTGGTGCAGGTCTAATTATTAACACAGATCAAGACTTTCAGACAGAATTAAACGTAGATAGTATCAATGCCGATACTCCGCTTGAATTTATCGCAGCAGACCGCTGGGAGCTAATTCTTAGCCAAACTAACATTTTCGATGAGCGTAACCCAGTTCCATTCAATTTTTATGGAATCCCACTCCACCGTTCTCGCGTAATCAAGGTTCTTGGTGTAGAAGCTCCTTCTTACATTCGTTTACGCTTACAGGGCTGGGGTATGTCTGAAATTGAGCGTTGTATTCGTGCAATCAACTCTTTCACAAAATTTGAAAATCTAATCTTTGAATTACTCGATGAAGCAAAAATCGATGTATTTAAGATTCAAGGCTTCAATGATAGCCTTTTAACCCCTGAAGGTACTAGCAACACACAAGAGCGTGTGATGTTAGCTAATCGTCTTAAGAATTACCAGAACGCTTTAGCGATGGACGCTGAAGACGATTATATGCAAAAGCAGCTTTCATGGGGTGGTTTAGCAGAAATCTGGGAACAACTACGCTTAAACTTATCATCGGCACTAAAGATTCCGATGAACAAATTATTCGGCCAATCAGCTACAGGCTTTGGCGGTGGACAAGACGCACTAGAAAATTACAACGCGATTGTAGAACAAGTCCGCAATGACGCGGAACCAGTATTAACCGAGATCATTGATCTGCGGATGAAGCAAGCTTTTGGGTATATTCCTGAGTATCAAATTAAGTGGCAGCCTCTGAAAGTTCTTGATGGTGTCCAAGAGGAACAGGTCAAGACTTCAGTGCAAAACCGAATCATCCAGCAATTCCAAGAACGTCTAATCACAGGTCTCGAAGCTTCAAAGATGCTTAAAGCCGAAGATTTATTACCAATGGATACGGAAGTATCTCAAGGTATTCGTGACGTTGAGCCTATGGCAATGGTTGAAATGACGGCGGCTAAATCTCAAGAAAATAAAAAGCCTGAAAAAAGTGATAAGTGAAACGAACTCTAGCCCCGATCGTTCACAAAGATCAATATACTGATCTTATTGAAGCCGACCTTTTGGAATATCTAAAAGAAGTCGTCTTTGATCCTATATTTGAAGAAGCTAGAGAAGAAGATCTTCCTATCAGAGAAAATGATACGGAAGTATTAAGGCTAGCTTTAGAAAGTGGTCAAATTTGGTATGCCGATGGCGTATTTACTGGCAACTTTAATGCAGCCATTTCTAGGGAACTTCGTAAGCTAGGAGCTGTAAAAGTTGGTAATGGCTTTCAATTAGCCCA